TGCAACCGATGCAGATGTAGTTGTTGACGCAGGGTTTGAAAATAATGATTTACCAATGAAACTTGTTCCTAAAAAAGATAAACTAAAAATGCTTTACTCTTTAGAAGATTGTTTAAAGCCGTTTAGACCTAGATCTGGAATTAATAAAGCAATGTTGTTGGACGGAAGATTTCTTCACAATCCAGATATAAACATGGCAAGAAAGCCAAGATACTATATGGCAGACAAAAATGATCCATTTAAATACTGGACATCCTATAGAACTGAAAATGGAATTGAGTATGGCATATCTAATAAAACAATTAATGGAAGGCATGCAATTGAGGATGCTGCTCCATTTGTTGTTTATAAAGAAAAAGTTCCAGCAAACAGAATTGTTGTAAAAATGCAAACAAATACAGGAGACATTAACTCTGGAGTATATACAAAAAAGTCAGGATCTTTTCCAGACCCTTATTTTGGAGAACTAAATCAAACCACCCCAAATGTTTGGAAAGTCCAAGTATTAAAAAACAATAGTTGGGTAGATGCATTCTCATTCTCTGATCAAAATAAAAGAAAAGATGGAACACCAATAATCCAGTCAGACGGATATGTTGAACTATCTTATGGTCTTATAGTCCCAAAAATATATTCAGAAGTCTTTACTTATCGTGGAGAACTTTCATCCGTATCTCTTAAGCCAATTGCTGGAACAAGAGAAGGAGATGCTTTTCTAGTTGTTGAAAATTCTGGAGATATTGGAGAGTACCATATTTGGTATAAGGGAGAATGGAAAATATTTGTTCCCACGTATGGCTGGAAGTTTCAAGAGCCAGAAGTTGATAGTCTTACAAATTTCGTTACTGAGTTGTCAGACCCTACAAAATATGTAGTGAGAGGAGAAACTAAGTATAAGGAGTTTGAATATATTTCTGGAATTAGGATTGTGGTAGACAGCATGAAGAAGTTTGACTCATCTTTTGACCTTATAGAACTTTCTCCAAGACTCACGGCAGACCTATCAGATCGAGTAAAATCTTTTAGTGTTAATAAAAGTGCTTCAGACTTAGGCGTAAGCGGTATGCCAGTAGGACAACTTCTTGCATCTACTGGTACTATTTCTTTTTTTGATTTTGATGATTCGTTTAGTGATGAAAACATAAAAAGTATTATTGCTAATAAAAAAATAAAAAATGTTCAAGTTAAAATATATGAAGTTTTAACAGATGGTGTCGGAATAGACTACTATGTTCCAGTTAAGACAATGTATTCTGATGGATTTCCAAAAACAAATAATCAATCAAAGGAAGTATCTTTAGATTTAAGAGATTTATATTTTTATTTTGAGTCACAGACTGCCCCAGAAATTTTATCTACAAGTACATCCGTAAGTGCTGCAGTATCTCTGCTTCTTGACTCTATTGGTTTTTCTAATTACATATTTAAAAGGGTTGAGGGAGAATCCGAAATGGTAATCCCCTATTTCTTTATTCCTCCAGATAAAAGCGTCGCAGAAGTTCTAGAGTACTTGGCAATTTCTACACAGACAGCAATGTTCTTTGATGAATATAATAATTTTGTAATGATGAGTAAAGACTACATAATGCCAACAGAAGAACAAAGACCTACAGATCTAACACTTTATGGTTCATCAGATTCTGCTGATGTCGAAGTTATAAAAAATAAAACAACTAAGCCTAAACTTTCAAACATTATTGAGTTAACCAGCCAGAACAATCAAGTTTATAATGGTGGGCAAATATCTTACACCACAAGACACATACAAAGGTCGGTTGGAACTATCAAAGAAGCACTCATGGTCGATAGGGAAAGATCTTATATTTATAAGCCAGTTCCTCTTTGGGAAGTTTCTGGGACAGAGTTTACAAAATCAATAAACCAAGAAGTTGGAAACATGTCTAGTTATTCTCTTAGTGCAATACCTTTAAACTCTTCTCTTTCTTCTTTGGTTCCAAAGGTTTCTAGTGGTAGAGTTATAAATAATACTATTGATTTAGGAGAGGCAATATATTATATATCAAGATACAATGGATATTTTTATGCAAATGCAGAAATTATAAAATATGATGCAGTTCAATACAACGTTTCAGGTTCTGGAGATGTGTGGATTAATAGTGTTGATGAGTACAGCAAGTATTTTGCTTCACTACCTTTTAATGGGAAAATATATCCAACAGGTCTTATAAGAATATTCTCTGAGCCAAACTATGAAGAAGTTAACGGACTCTCTAGACTAAAAGATGGGGATGTTGCAAAGCATGGAAGAGGACAGTTTGGAACTCCTGTTGTAGAACACACGGCTGGACTAGGTGATCATTGGTCAAATAATGAGAATGTAAGAGGCTGTAATATGGAGTCTAAATATTTGTTTAGGTTTAATCAAACTCTTCCAGAAACAACTAAAGATGTGGCAGCGGGAATTAATAATACACTTGCTACAAAAACAACCAGAAACGGAATTATTAAAAATTTTTATTCTTCTAAATACATTGCAGAGTCCAACATTAATAAAATGCCTTCAGTTCAGGCGGGGACCGTACAGTCTTCAGCCTTAGTAATGAACGGCGCAGGGTTCAAAACAACAGAATCCCCTACAGACTTTATATCTTACGTATACAAACCGCTAGATAACAACTATAAGCATTTTGGAACAAGGCTTAGAGTAATCGGAAGAATTAATGATAACGAAAAAAACGGTCAAACTCCAGTAGGACTAGCAGAACTATATACCGTAGCAGGTAAAACAGCAGACGAAAAGATTACCATCTCTGGTGGTGGAGGAGGTCTTGGAATCATGGTTGATCCAAAAACAAATGCTGGATACTTTTTTGAGATAATTGCCCTTGATGCAACTAAACTAACAGACACTCAAAGACAAAATGTTCATAATATTATTTTTTATAAAACAGAGGCTCGCAAGTCAACAGACACTAATCCAGAGGCACCAGCAATTCCAGTTAAACTATATGAGGGTCTTGCAAACATATCTGTAGATGGAGGAGACTTTGCAGGTCAGTATAGGCTATCTGCTGAACAGGATCCAACTGTGTATGACTTGTCAGTAGAGTATCAAAACATTGGATCAAGAAGAAAATTTTTCTTATACCTAAATAATAATCTTATTGCTACAGTATTTGACGAGTCTCCGCTAAAAGTTTATAACAATGTTGCTCTTTTTGTTAGAGGATCATCTAGAGTTATGTTTGAAAATGTATATGCACTAGCAAACAATTACTCCCAAAATACTTCATTTGAACTAAACACTCCAATCTCAAGCGTGTTCGGTGACTCAAAAGTAAATGCTCACGACTCATTCAGAAAATATTCTATGAGCGGAATGGTTCAGGCATCCTATTTAACAGGAATCGGTTCTGCTCAGCCACCAAAATTTAGTATGTACTTTGATGAGTTTGGAACCATTATGAGAGAGGCAGCATCTTTTAACTTTAAGTATGATTTAGCATATCCAGCATTGTACGCAGAAATGTCTCCAACCTTTAACAAACTAAAGGGCTATGCAGTTTCTGGATTTAGAGCAAGATCTTATGGAGCAGAGTTTTTAATTTTTAATACAACAGACACTGCTTTAAATTTAGATGAGACAAGTCAAAATTATTTAAGAGTTCAAGGAGTTGCTTTTACTAATCAATCTCCAAACAACTTTACTGTTGATGAGTACTTTTTAAAAAATAGCGACATGTCAGATCCACAGTTTGATTCAACTGGGTTAGTAACATCTGTAGGAAAAATAGCAAAAAACTATGAAGACATAAAAGCAAGCAGAATGCTATACGGAAGAAAAGACTTTTCATTAGATGTTCCATATGTTCAGTCCAAAGATGATGCTGAATCATTAATGTCTTGGCTTGTGCAGAAAATAACAAAGCCAAGAAAGTCTATAGGTCTTAAGATATTTGCAAACCCCATGATACAACTTGGAGATATTGTAAAGGTGGACTATGTAGAAAAAGGTATAAATAAAATTGATAATGATAATTCTAGGTTTGTAGTGTACAATATAGAGTATTCAAAATCACAAGATGGTCCAGAAATGTCTATATTTTTAAGTGAGGTGTTATAATGGCAGTAGATGCAACAGCAAACCAGGCAACAACAACCTGGGTATCAGATTTTGGTCGAAGCACCACATCGGCCCCAATCAAGGTAGCAACACCTAATTTAGTAGAAATACTAAACCCTCCACTTGACTACAACACCATGACAGAACTTATATTTCAAGATATAGGTGGACAAGAGATGATCAATATTTCTAGGTCTGACGCAATCAATGGCCAAAACATTATGTATAGCATTATAAAAAATTTAAAAAATATAATGCTTGACTATAATTCTAACAATATAATTAAACTTCAGGGCACTTCCGATGTATATTTTAAGAACTTTTCAATAAGGCTTGAGGACAAACTGCCTATTCAGAATTATTCAGAGCAAACACCGAATGTATACATTGAAAACAATACTCAAAACATAGTAGTTGAGTTAGTTAATCTTGAAGAAGATGAGCAGGTAGAGATAGAAATAATAAGCCAAGGATCGTACTTTGATGATATACTTGAGGATGGGGAATAGAACATGATAACTAACGAAGGTAAGGGTATTTTAGCCAAATATCTTGTAGGGCAGGCTCCAGCATTTGCTTCTTTTATTGCTATTGGTTGTGGAGCAAAGCCAGTTCCGTTAAACTATGTTTTTTCTACCGAAGAAAAGAATGCTATAAAAAACAAAGAATCTTTAGATTTTGAAATGTTTCGTGTACCAATAACCTCAAGAGGATATGTTACTGAAAATGGTGTAGACAAAATTGTCTTTACTGGAGAACTTCCAACACTAGAAAGATATGAGATAACAGAGGTTGGACTTTGGTCAGCGGGGTCTAATCCCAGTGCAAACTTTAATGACAGCAGGCCAATATTCTTGTTTAATGAAAATGAATCTTGGCAGCATGTAAATACTCCTGGATTAGTGGTTGAATTAAATCCATACACGGACAGACTAGATTTGGAAGGGGTCTTAATCCCTACTGAAAAATCATTTATAACAAACTCAGACAACCCAACTTTCTTAAGACCAAAACGCTCTGATAAGTATGAAGGGTCTAGGTTTTTAAATAGTGTTATAGTTCTTAGAGGAGACTTGTCAAAGATAGATAAAGATCCGATTACTGGAATTTTAGAAATAAATCCAACCTCACCTAGTCATTTAAGGTTAACAGCAGCAACACTAGACTTTGATAAATCATCGCCAAAAGATGAATTTAGATTAGCATTTTCTGTAATAAATAAAGACGAAGACAGAGAAAATATACAGCCTCATAATGTAAAAATTGTTGTAGAGTTTTCAGATAAAGATGAATTAGATGATACTAAAAAAGAATATGCAAGATTTCAAACACTTCTTAATGAAGAGGATGTTGACTTTGCAAATCAAAGATACTTTGTTTCTGTTGCAAAATTTGAAGACTTAGATAGAAGTCCTGGCTTTACGTGGAAGATAGCAAATTTGGTAAAAATTTATGTAACGATAGAGGAAAAAAATCCAAACACAGAGGTTGTTTCTATATCTGATCAATACTATGTTTGCCTTGACGCACTAAGATTAGAAAATACAACAAACCTTAACCCTATATATGGACTAACAGGTTACTCAGTCATAAAAACAATAGACTCAAAACCTATTGTAAAAATTTCTAACAGTTCAAATCATATTGAATTTAGATTTGGTTTGGATGTTTTGTAGTGGTAGATCAGGGAATAAAAAAGGCTACAGTATTGAAAGAAGATTTGCCTTCTTTTAATGCAAACAATTTAGGGTATTTTGTTAGGTATAGAATTGTTTCTGCTGATAAAAATAGATCTTCACACTGGTCTCCATACTATCTTTTGATTAAAGGAATAGTTCCAAAAGTTCCTTGCTCTGTTACCGTTACAGGCACTTCTCTAAAAGTTATCAATATGGTCTGGCAACACCCAAAAATTTCAGAGGCTGCTGAAGAAACTGAGATAGCAATATTTAAAGAATATGATATATACATAAGGACAAACCGTACGTTTGATCCACTAGATATTGAGAATCCTTTAAATGGTTTTATTAATATTGGAAGTTCTTCATCAACACAGTTCTCAACTCTAATGCCTTCTGATATATCTTGGTTCCAGGTTGCAGTTCAAGTTCCCGTTTATCCAAAAGCCTATTCTGAAAATGCTGCAATTTTTACTTCATCACAGGCAAGCGTTTAGTGGTATAATTATAGTATGGCAAAAATACCCCTACCTGAGCGTGGTCAACCACTAGATGTTACCTACATTTATGATATGGCGCAAGCAATAAATGATTTGTCTAAAGAAGTATCTCCAGCCACATATGACTATGTAACTGTTCAAACAGCAGATAATGGCCCTCAGAATAGAAAGATTACAGAAGTTAGAATGCTTGGGGCGTTGGCTAAGGTTGCAAGCAGTAGGTCTGTTCTTGCTGGAGACCAACTTCCATTCAGTGTTTCTTTTGCTGGAGAGTTTAGGTTCCCACCAATTGTTACTGCAACTGCAGTAAATGCGGGTCAAACTCCTGCAGGTGCAAATGTAACACTCATTTTAAATGATCCGTCAACATCTTCTGTTAATGGTTTTGTTAAGTTTAATGCCTCTGGTCTTGTATCAGTTAATGTTAACTTAATGATTATGGGAATACCAAATTAATGCTAAAGTGCAAAAAATGTAGTGGAAGAATGTTTCTTGACAGACAGTACACAACGATTGGTCACCTTGAAACATATTGCATGTCTTGTGGAAACAGAAATTTTTTTAATCCACCAACAAGTTCTGCGGAGGGTCTATGGCTATTAAAAAGGGAAGTATCGAGAGCGAAGGCTACAATGTCCTCCCTGTAATTCCAGGGAACCAAAAAGTATGGTTTCTTAATGGAGACCTTGTAAGAGTTTACCATTTAAATAAATCTAATGGAATAATGTCTGTTTATAATATTACAAAAGATCAGATTGAAAGTTGTTTAATTTCTGATTTTAAAAAGAATCGTGAGAGAGCATATACTGTTAGAGAGACTGCTGATTTAGTTAATCGTCATAAAAAATATATGCCATCATTAATGAAACGAGGAGTCATTCCATTTCCAACGGGATCTCAAAAAGGTGGAGCAAGAGGCTTTCAAGTAAGGTCATATTATTCAGAATCACAAGTAAGAGAGATACGTGATATACTTGCTACATACCATATTGGCAGACCAAGAAAAGATAATTTAATAACAAATGATATTACGCCCAGTAAGCAAGAGTTGACAAGAAGAATGGGCGATGGTATACTTACATATACGAGAACTGAAGATGGTCGATTCATTCCAATCTGGTCTGAATCTATTTAACGAAGGGTATGAAATGGAAAACGAAGACACAAAGGTATCTGTTACACTTGGATACACACTTAACCTTGGCAATTTTCAATCGCTAAGACTTGATCTTGGAGTCGTTGACTCAAGACGTAATGGGGAAACTGTAGACCAATCATTTGAGCGAGTCTATAAATTTGTTGAAGATAAGTTAACTGAAAAGATTAACGAAGCAAAGTCTGAAATTAACGAGTAATGGCCGAACGCAAAGACCGTATGGCTTTGCTTTCAAGATACAGTAAGTATCATACCGCAAGGTACGAATCAAAGCCATCTCTGAATCTAAACGTAGAGCAGTGGGCCTCTGACGGCCTTGTAGAGTCATACGGACTCTCTGGCTGTTACGATATACTTGAGTATTACTTTTCAGTTGCAGAGAACCCATCTTGGAACTACTTTGCTTACAACGCAGAAAAAATTTTACAGGCACAAAAAGATAAAAAAAGAGATGACGAAGAGAGAGCAGAGCGTAGAAGAATGGCTAAGGAGTGGCTAAGTGAATAATACAGAGTCCAAACTAATTACTGCAGTTCTTCAGGACAAGCAGATCCATGTTTTGCTACAGGCAAATGTCGATAACCTTCTTAGAACTCATGGGGATATCTGGAACTTTATCAGGCTTTACTTTGAAAACAATAAGTCTTTGCCACCTGCAGAACTTGTTACAGAAAAATTTAGAGATTTCTCGCCAATTCCAAATGTTGGTGCCACAAAGCACCACCTTGAAGAGTTGCAGGGCGAATATCTAAATGATAGCCTTAAAGATATTCTAAGATCTGCAGCAACCAATGTTCAGAACAATCAAGGCAATCTTGCATTAAATGATTTAATTACACAGACATCAGAGTTAAAGAAAAATACTTCAGCAATTCGTGACATCGATGTAACCGATCTTGAGTCTGCAATTGCATACTTTGAAAATCTAAAGATTCAACAAGCAGCAGGTCATGTTGGTATTAAAACAAATCTACCAGGTTTTGACAACTATCTTCCTTCTGGAATTATGCCAGGGCAGTTAGGAGTCTTTTTAGCATACCCAGGTATAGGAAAGTCATGGATGGCTCTGTACTTTGCTGTACAGGCCTGGAAACAGGGTAAGACACCCCTTGTAATCTCACTTGAGATGAGTGAGACAGAAGTTCGTAATCGTGTATTTACAATTATGGGAGAAGGTCTTTGGTCACATAGAAAACTCTCTAACGGAGATGTTGAGTTGGATACTCTCAAGGCTTGGCATGAAAGGCACCTAAAGGGTAAGCCAGAGTTTCATATCATTTCAAATGACCAAGGCGGAGAAATTAATCCATCAGTACTTCGTGGAAAGATTGATCAGTACAAGCCAGACTTTGTAATCGTTGACTACCTTCAGTTGATGGCTCCTAATCAGAAGTCAGACAATGAAACGGTACGAATGAAGAACCTTTCAAGAGAACTCAAACTCATGGCTATTGGTGAAGAAGTTCCTATTATTGCTATCTCATCTGCTACACCAGATGATGTAAATGATCTTAGTGGTGTTCCGACTCTTGGTCAGACTGCTTGGTCTAGACAGATTGCCTACGATGCTGACTGGGTTATTGCTCTTGGTAGAGCATCAAATAGTGATATTATTGAATGCGCTTTTAGAAAGAACCGTAATGGGTTTATGGGAGACTTCCTTGTACAGGTCGATTTTGACAAGGGATACTACAGATATAAAGATTATGAAGATAAGTAGTTATAATATGGTATGTCTAAAAGTAAGGAAAATCTTCCTCCTACCTTCTATCATCACAAGCCTATCAAAAAGTTTTATCTTGATGGGGTTATACATGATGAGTCAGCCCTTGGTAGGCTTAAAGAGGAATACGTTAGACTACTTGAATCAGAAATGCGACTATCAGGGTACGTACCAAGACTTGACATATTGCCAGACTTTACATTAGACTATAATCATAAGAAAAAATATTTTGAATTTCAACTAACAGTACACGGAACATATACGGGGAGAAAACAAAGCGAATGGATAGCAGGAATAGACGGAAGCACAGCAATCTATACACAAAAGAACAAATCAAAAGAGTTCTCACGGGAACAGGTGTAACGATTGAATCTGAGGTAGACTCAGACTATATAATCTTTTGTCCATATCACAATAACAATAGAACCCCTGCAGGAGAAATAGATAAATCAAACGGAACTTTTTTCTGCTTTGCCTGTCACCATGTAACTGGACTAACAGAGTTTGTTATGCACATGTCTAATAGAACTTACTTTGAGGCTGCAAGATTTATTAAGAGCAAAGAAGCAGAAACAAGCATACAGCAAGATGTAGATAGAGCGCTTTATAAAAAGCCAGAGTTTATTCTATTTGATGAGGTTGTTCTTAAGAGACTTCATAATAGCCTTTTGTCATCAAGCAGAGCAAAAGATTATTTTAATTATAGAAAGATTAATAAAGATTCAGCAACAAAGTTTTGTTTAGGCTATTCAGAAAAACAGGATATGGTTACCGTGCCAGTGCATAGTCCAGATGGAATACCTATTGGGTTTGTTGGAAGATCTATTGAGGGCAAAGAGTTTAAGAATACTCCAGGACTTCCAAAGTCTAAGACATTGTTTAATCTACACAGAGTAAAGAGTTCTGGTAAAGTGTATATAGTAGAATCATCATTTGATGCCATTAGGCTTGACCAGTGTGGCTTTCCAGCAGTGGCAACACTAGGATCCAATGTATCAAACATACAAATAGAATTGCTTCAGAAGTACTTTAATGATATAATTGTCATTGCGGATAACGATGAAGCAGGTGGAAATATGAAAACTAAAATAGTTGAAAAACTTGGTTCTCGTGTATCCGTAATACAACTAAATAAAGAATATAAAGATATAGGTGACATGGACGATAAGTCAATCAAAGAACTGGACTTCCAGTTTGACAAATCAATACAGTCTATGCTAAACTAATATAACAACACATAGGAGAAAACACATGGCAATACTAAGAGGAATAAAAGAAATGGGCCCAGTGCTTGACGGTCCAAAGGGCGGAGATGGCCCAAAGGTTAAGTGGCTAAAACTTGCAGATGGACAATCTGTAAAGATTAGATTCTTAGAAGAACTAGATGAAGATTCAGCAAACTATAACGCAGAGCGTGGACTAGCAATTGTTGTATCAGAACACACAAACCCAAAGGACTACAAGCGTAAGGCTGTAGACACAATGGACACAGAAGGTCGTGACTGGGCTGAAGAAATGCACCGCAAGGATCCAAAGGCTGGCTGGAGAGCACGTCTTCGTTTCTACTGCAACGTTCTTGTAGACGACGGCATTGAAGCACCATATGTTGCAATCTGGTCAATGGGTATCAGTAAGCAATCATCATTCAACACAATTCGTGAGTATGCACTTGAAACAGGAAGCATATCAAATGTACAGTGG